TTTGCAGTAAGTGCTGTCAAAAAAGCCTGTAGAGTTATCCCGAATGCGTACTTCATTTTTGTCAACATTCCGCGCTTTGATACAAATCCGAATATATTTTTTCTGAATAAGTTTGTAGCTAGTGAAGATAAGAATAAGTTCATTAATACATGTGATTGTTGTTTAGAGGCGCAGCAATTGGGACAGTCATTCGGATTATCTCTGGCAGATTTTAGCGTTAACAATAAACCAATTATAACATTTGGGGGAATCGTATTGAATGACAATTACAAAAAGATTCTGGGTGACAAGGCGCTTTATTACACTAATGAAGGCGAATTATTAGAAATTCTAGAAACATTTGATAAGAATAAATACATTGGAAAGGATTTGAACTGTTACAAGGAATATACACCGGTAAAGGTGATGGAACAGTTTAAAAAAGTTTTTATAGATGATCGTTTAGTTCGCAATTGTCATTGATGCCAGTTCACGTCTGAAGCTGCTGCTATCATCTTCTATTTTCAGAATGTGTTGCTGAGGTTCATTCATTATTTCGTACTTCATCATATCTATTCCGCCATCTTCATCTCTGTACCATTGGTTTGCAATTTCAACACTCTTTCCTTTTATTCCACCGCTAACGATATAGGAAATGAGTTTCTTTGCGTCGACATCTTTATTAATTTCACCTTCGGTATTTAAAAATTTGAAAATGCTTCTGCTTGGATCAGTGCATTTGTATTTCAGATTTCCATCGGAATCCTTCAAAATTGCATCAACTAAAAACTGCGCTAATCCTCGCTGTCCATCAACAATGTGATTGGCGTTTAGTTTAGTATCAATGGCATCTTTAAGTGTTTCGTAGTTGTCAAAATCCATACTTGACATTATATTGAGATTATTATTGGTTGTTGTGTTAGTAACCGAAGTTGTAGGACGATCAATGGCTTTGTTTGCAATCCTATCAAGCTTATCTTGGAGACATTTAATTTGCTCTTTGTAATTTTCCTCTCTTTCTTTGTAATTTTCAATCTGAGTATTAACTTTCACAATAATCTTATCTTTTTCAATTAGCTCCTTCTCAGATCTTTCCTTTAATTCATTAAGTTCTTTGTCCTTCTTTTTATAACAACAATTTATATGGTATAATAAATTCTGTTTATTTGACAGAACTTTTTCGCAATATTCACATTGGAATATTTTTTTTTCTTTTACAGAAACAGCTGTTTCATTTTTTTCTTTTTGAATTGAGAGACAGTATTTGGCATTATTTTTGTGATAATTTAAAGCAGATTTTGTTTTAAAAATTGTATTGCAATGCTCGCATGTATGATTCATCATGTTGTATTTTATTATATACAAATTCGCCCTTTAAATTGGATTTTAATATATTTTATGAAATTTTACGAAATTTTACAACCATTTCGTAAAATTTCATTTGAATTCGAAATTATCAAAAAGTGTAATTATTTTTAACTACGAAATTCTACTTAAAAATAAAAATAAAAAAATAAATTTATAAAAAATAAAAAAATCCACACACACATTTTTTGTGTGTGTGTGTCAACATTTTTTGAAATTAAAATTACATAAATATTTTTCATTTAATTTGTTACTTCGCATATAAAATCATATAGTTCCTTCGCCGTTTTTTTATTGACATCCTCGCACATTCTAAGTCCTGATGACACACTTTTATTAATGATATTTATCATTTTGGGACTCAAAATTTTGTTTGTTTTATAGATAGATACTTCCTTTGCCGAAAAAAAACCTCTGCTGTTATAGTAAGTTATTCCGACCACATTACCATAATTCGTATAGAATATTAATTCGTGTTTACCGCCTCCTTCTGATTCTGATGGACTGAAACGCCCTGATTTAGGTACAGATATCACTTTTTCAATTGGAAATCCCTCGCCATAAGGAACTTTGCAAGTGGAGTAATAAACTCCAATCATCATTTCATGTTTTTGCAATAACCAGTTTTCTATGTCTTTATAAGTTTCCGAGTATGCACCAGACGAAAAATAGTGCCTCAACCATTCTTTCAATTTTGAAAAATCCTTATACAAATCAATTTGCTTTGACGCGGCATAATTATTTTGATCATTCCACAAGAATTTATCAGTCTTATCAACTAACAAATTGTTGCAAATGATTGTCTCTTTAACTTCATCTTCCTTTGTTAGAAGAGACTTGATTGACTTTTCATATAAATCTCTGTAAACATACATCTTTTCAGTAATACTTTTGACATCATTTTCAAGTTTCAGTCTATCTTCTTCAAGAGAAGAAATGTAAAGGTTTATTTCGTTTTTATCAACCTTATTTTTATTCATATGTTCCTTATTTAAATTTTCCAAAGTAGTGTTTTGATGTTCAAGATAAGCAATCCGAATTTTCAACTGTAACTTGTCCTTTTGAAATTCGGTGAATCGGGAAGCAATATTTACATCTATATAATCATTCGTTGTGTCAATGATTCTACATTTGTATTCAATTGTGTAAGAATCACTTTGTCTATCGTATTCTATGACTTTCGCGATTGAATCTTTTCTTTTATACCAGACATATGATCCAATCGGAATATTTTTACTCATGGATTTTTGATATACAAGGATTATTGGTCCATTTAATCAATTTTTTTACTAACATTGGTTGAAATCAATTTAAAGACAAGGAAATATATAATTGTCCGTATGGCTCAATCGGATAGAGCACCCGACTTCTAATCGGGAGGTTTCGGGTTCGAGTCCCGATATGGATTAGGGAAGGAGTTGGGTTCCATTAGCTCAGTAGGTAGAGCGTTCGGCTGTTAACCGAAATGTCACAGGTTCGAGTCCTGTATGGAACGAGTTTGATTTTTCATATAAATAATTATATATGAAAAAAAGTTTGTATTTATTTCAACGTTTTGAATTTTCTACAATCTTCTTTGTGACTATTCCAATGTTTCTTTTGAAATTCATTCTCACATACGTTTAACTTTCTTCTCCTTTATCTCCAAAAACTTATCGCATCCTGCTGCATGTCTAAGTGTCATTACATTCTTCTTCTTCCAGTCAAAACCTACTGCTTTTTCACTCATGATATAAATATCTCCGTCATTCAAATCAAACTTCATTCGCTCTCCAACACTACTACTTTTGTAAAACCATTGAAAATGCAACGGTATACGTTCACCAAGTCTCACACCTATGACCTTTCGTCTTTCAGAATCTCCATGAAATCCTATTCCACATTTCTTGATGTCATAATAATAATTCCCTTCACATGCTAGCTTATTAATTTTCCCTCCATCAATCATATCACAAACACGCTCTTTCAATAATTTAGTCATCGGGACATCTTTATATGACACAACTGTACCCTTCTTATTTTCATAATCAGGCTCATGTCCAACATCATCAAAACATAAATTACCTCTTGCATGTTTATTAACAACACGTCCATACATGAAGGCTTTCCTATCCGGGACTAAACCGAATTGCTCCCTTTTAAGCTCTTCTAACTTTCCATCGCATATTTTATTAACACCATTTCTTATTATTAACAAATAAGCTTCATCAGCTAAAAGCTCATCACTATCACATCCTAGTTCAATAATTTCAACGCCATCACCTATTACCTTTTTCACGTCTTTCAAATTTTCTAATGTGAAGCCTCTATCAGATAAAGTTCCAATCTGCTCCATCCCGACATGATTTTCAGCGCGATCACAAAATGTCAAAGTTATTGCTGACATCTCTTTTATACTCTAAAATGCACATTAAATAGTAAAAATCAATTTTTCAAGTTGAAAACAAAGTTCTTTTTTACAAAATAAAAATATATTTATGCTAATAAATGAGCTCCGATAGAACTATGAATAATTATTATCCAGGACTGAGAAAATCTCAGGTAAACCTTTCTAATTTAACAACGAAAAATGCAACTGTGAAAAATAAACTAATAACTGATGGTGATGTGAAATTCAAATCGTCACTTACTGTAAATGATAATATTGAAACCGTAACTGGTGATATAACGTCTGGTGGTTTTGTGCACGCAAGCACAAATTTAGCATCTGGCGTTGTTGTAGTTGATCTATTTAACACAGGAGGAGGTGCTGTTGCATACAATCCGTTAAATTCCTCAACCGATGTTTTTGTTGATTCCACAAAAGGAAATATCTTTTCTATAACCGCACCTTCTGGTTCATCATTGTCCAGTATGTATCTTTATTTCAATTCATCATATACGGTTCCGGAAACCGTGGCTGCTGAGAATGGAACTGTCATGACAATCTTGTTTCTAAATTCCACAAGTCGCACAGTTACAGTGAATATAAGTGGATCTTTAGTCAAGAGAACAAGTAATACGATTGTCATTCCTTCGGGAAATAGATCAAATATAGTATTCTGTGCGCATTCTGGTATTATATCTGAAATAAGTAGATCTGGCGCAATGGGTGCTTAAAAAATTAATACTTTGACATTTTATAACTGATTGAGTTATAAAATCGGCATACTTGTATTTGTGATCACAAAGTCAATTGACCGTTGTTATTGCCGCCAATTCTTTTTTGAAACTATTATTGTCTTCTTCTATTTTTAGAATGCTTTCTTGTGGATTCACCATTATACCGTATTTCATTAGATCAATATTTCCATCAGAATCATATGTCCACTCTTTTGCTATTCTAACAGTCTTTCCTTTTATACCACCACAAACTATATAGTCTGTAAGTTTCTTCGCTTCAACATCCTTCTTTATTTCTCCAGCAGCATTTTTATACTTATATACATATCGGCTCGGATCAGTGCATACATACAATAGTTTACCTTCACTGTCTCTAAGAAGCGTATTAGTTATAAACTGAGCTAATCCTTTTTGTCCATCAACTATATGATTGATATTTAATTGATTTTCAAATAAATCTTTAATTTTGTCAATGTTGTCAAAATCTAGATAGTTTGTTAGACTCAGATTGTTTGTTGTCGTGTTTGTTACATTGTTTGTCGTTGGACGATCGATTGCCTTATTCGCTATCTTATATAACTCATCCTGTAGAGATTTAATTTGATTATCCTTTTGAAGAAGCTGTTCTTTGTAACTTTCGTCCTTTTGAAGAAGCTGTTCTTTGTAACTTTCGTCCTTTTGAAGAAGCTGTTCTTTGTAACTTTTAAGTTGCGTATTAATCTTAACGATAAGTTTATCTTTTTCAACCACATCTTTGAGATGTTTGTTTTTCTTTTCTTTACAGATTGATGAATGATTCGTCAAGGCTTGCTTACTTGATAATACTTTATCGCAGTCATCGCATTTATAAACAATCTTTTCAGCTTTGCATTCTTCTTCCTCAGTTTTGTTAATCTTTCCTTGAATAACAAGACAGTATTTCGCTTTATTCAAATGATTTTTCAATGATGAGCTTGTTTTGAAAACAGCGTTGCAGTGCTCGCAGCTAATTATCGCATTCATTTTTTATTTAAACAGAAGAATCTTTAAATTTGCAAAAAATAAACCCCGAAAAAATAAAAAAATAAATAAAAATAAAACGGATGATTTCAATGTGAAAAACAGGATTCAATCAAACCATTTAAAGAAATTTAATTAAATTTATTGATTTTTCTTTAAATTTCTTTAAAATAAATCAAAACGAAAATGATAAAATAATGAACGATTTTTTATAACCACAAAATTCTACTTATAAAAAAATAAAAAAGAAAATAAAAAGTTTTTTCAAAAAAATTCCACACACACAAAAAAAATGTGTGTGTGGAATTTTTTTTCCAAATATATATTTTATAATTATTTTTTTCAATTAATAAATGATGAGAATGTGTTTATTAACAAGTGTTGCATTGCTGGTTGCAATTGCGTTTTATATAACGAACTATAAAATGCTATATACAGTTTTACTATCAATTGCAATAGTACTAGTGATTAATAGAATGCAACATCCGTCAGAGCGCGGATGTTGTAATACGAAAGAAACCTTTATAAATAATAAAGCCTTTGAAAATATAGAGTTTGAAAATAACTTCGAAATAAAAGACAGTAAAATAAATGGCGTGGGAGTGATATCAAAAATAAACATCCCGATGAATACAATGCTTTTTAAATCCATTGAAAATAAAAAGATTTTACCTAATGCAAGAAAGATAAACCATTGTCAATTTGATAAAAGTAATACAATACTCGTTCAAAATAGTTTAGATAATGATTGGTATTTGAAAACAATTAAAGATGTTAAGATAGGCGATGAAATAACAACCGATTATAATACTACACCTGCCGATTTGGTAAAAAGAGCTAGTCCAGAATGGAAATGCTGAAGCCATGACCGCTTAAAAAATCCGAGACGTCTTTTGGATAGGTGACGATTAAAACGCCAACCGGGTAGGGTAAACCAAGAGCCTTTTTATGTGACTCGTATGTAATTTTTCTTAACCGATAAAGCAAGGTTAAGAAAAAACAAAATGAAAACGAAATTATCCAAAAGTATTTTCCCATTGTAAATGTATATAAAAAAAATTATCAGAATTAGAACATACATTGTTGTCCTTTTTATAATCATCATACAAAACTCCTATTAGATCGCCTGGACATGCTATCTTGTTATCTATAAATATAAATAATGCCTTTCCTTTATCAAGAATAATCTTAGTTCTAATTATCTGCATTAGATGTGATACCGTAGAATCTCTAGGTACAAGATACTTAGTTTTCTTTAAAGAATTTAACAGATTTATATCACTACTTTCAACTATAACTGGAACATAGTCTGGATATTTAGAAACAAGTCGTGTTGATTTCTCTATGCGTTCAGACAATCCAACAGAATCTTTATATGACATTTGTTTTCTTATTTTTATTTAATACAATATATTTTTTATTTAAAAGTATAAAAAAATAATAACAAAAATGGCACAGTATAAAAAATTATCAAGTTTTGGAAAAACTAATGACCGGAAAGAAAATCCTGAAAGTGTTGATTCCGGATTCATAGATGTTTTTAACATTAAATCTATTGAGGAAAAGAAGATGCTTATTGAGAATAATAAGATTTGCGTCTTTGATATTTATGGAGATTGGTGTGGACCGTGTAAAATCGTTGGCCCTCTATTCGTTGAACTTTCAAAAAAATACAATATATCCGGAGTGTGCTTCCTAGCAAAGGAGAATGTTGATTTGAGATTATCACCTAACATTCAGGTTGTCCCGACGTTTGAGTTCTATCTA